ATGGATTGGAAAGAACAGAGACAAACAATTACAAAGAAAATGATAGCGTCAAGAGTATTCCAGCGTGAAGACAATATATATAAAATGTCGGTCATTCAGGAGATATTCAATATGTGCTTGGAAGAGATGGAACTTGCCTTGGAGAATGGAGAAAAGGTTAGTATAGGAGAAATAGGTTCTCTTTCGCCTAGTGTTCATACACCACGTACATATAACATAGGTGAAATGAATCACGAAGATGGTAATAAGCCATATACAACAATTAAATTTGGCAGAAAGAAAGGTAACAAACAGAGAATGAATAATAAGTATCTGCAAAATATTGAAGATGGAAAATACGGTCTTGGATATGGTTGTATGTGTACACCACAGCAGATAGCAATATTAGAGGATAAAGGATATATAAAGGAGAATGACTAATGCCAGAGATAAAAAGTATGAAGGATTTACAAAATACTCTGCTGCCTGTAATGAAAGATATGACAGATAAGTTGGCAGATCAAGTATATAAAACTTTGAACTATTTTCTTCAGAGTTATTACGATTCGTATGATCCTATTTATTACCGCAGACAGTATGACTTTTTGAGGTCAGCGATTAAAGTTGGGGCAAGACGAAGAGGAAAGACAGTAACAGCCTATGTATATATAGATACAGATTCTATGGATAACTACTATAGTGCAACTGGTAATCAGGTCGCAACATGGGCAAATCATGGGTTACATGGTGGCAAAGACCTTGGCACAAACACACCTCACGTATGGGATGATACTATGGCAAATACCGTTGAGAATGGTGAGTTGGTTAGAGCTGCATTGAATTATTTGAGAAAACAAGGATTTGACGTGGAGGTTAGATGATGAACAAGAGAATCATTAACTACAATGAGAAAAAGGTTATTGTAGCAAGACAAGTTATGATACTAAATTTGGATTCAACACCAGAAAATGTAATTACAGAATGGGAGAAGATGTACCCAAAAGATATTGATAGAGTACGAGATAATACAGAGTTGTTTGACTGGATGGCGAAGTTTATACGCAACAATAATGTTAAATCCTGTAATGCTGTATTTGCAAGGGTACGCAACAAACAGGAGAAAGTATTGAGAACTAAGTGTAAGTATATAGGATATGGGGCAAAGTTGGTTGATTGTCCAAAGAATAAAATGGCTAAATATATTATATTTACACGAGGTAAGAAGTATTCAGGTAATTATAACAGTATGTGCTGTATGATTGGCAGGATAAGAGAAGATTTAAGATTAAAAGAGAAGGAGCAATAAGATTATGGATATAAAACAACTCAAGGAAGCCATGAAAAATCCTGAGATTCACAAAAAAATACAGGATATGGTATTAGAATTTTTTATGAAAAAGAGTAATCAGTATAAATACACAGAATAACAACAAATGTATGAATATTCCAAAACAGACAGGAAGTAAAAGAAAGTCTGTATCAGAGTTCAAGAAATATATTAAAAATATCATTTTGACCCTTTGTTCTGAAGGGTGTCTATTGTGCGGTTCAGCACATATTCCCAGTATATAAGTATAAATCAACTGCTGCCTGAAGGTAGTAACTATATATGAAGGTACGTCTAGTTTGGGCGTGCCTTTTCTTGTCCTCTGATCTAGCAAAATGGAGGACAGTAAATATGAGTAAAAAAGAAATAAAAGTTTGTAAATGGTGTGGGAGGGAACTTCCCATAGATAAATTTAAGAGTAAACAGAGTTATATATTGAATGTTTGCAAAGACTGTTATAACGGGGATAGACGAGAAAAGCGTTATCAGCAAAGATTGTCAGATGGATTAGAAAAATACAATAATGGTGAATTGGTAAAGATACGGAGAAAATACAAGAAACCATATCATTTTCAAATACTATATAGGGCAGAATCAGGTATTGATAATATTGCGAAAGATGAAGTATTTGTGAGGTTATTTGATTACAAATTAGCATGGATTTCAAATTATGGCAGACTGATTCAGCAGTTGGATGATGGCACATATCAGATTGTAAAAGGAGTTCGTTCAAGGACGACAAAGGAATTGACTTATACACTTGACAGGAATGTTTATTTTAAATCTAAAGATAGGTGGGGATATAGAAAAGAGAGAGTTAATGCTTCTGATCTTGTAATTCAGATGTTCATTGTCAACTATGACATGAAACATAATACTATGGTATGGCATAAGAATAACAACCAAAATGATAATTACTATAAGCATTTATTTCCAGTAACAGATAAACAATATAGCGAGATTTTGAGAGTATATGAACAGGATGGATGTATAACTAATAAGCAGATTATAAATATTGTAAATGCTGTGGAGTTTAAGCCTGATGACTGGAAACCATGGCACAATAAAAGAACTTATGAGGGTGTTGGTTATGTTGGAGCAGAGTCTTCAGATATAGATAGTGAATCATGTTCATTTATTAAATGGAAGAATATGATCCAGAGGTGTTATAACAAAAAGGTTCATAAATTAAAGCCGTATTATATGAATAAAAATGTATGCGTGGAATGGCAGAACTACCAGAATTTTAAGATATGGTTTGATGCACATTATATTCCTGGAACTAAGGTTGATCTTGATAAAGATCTGCTCTGTAAGGAAAGTAATATGTACAGTCCAGAAACTTGTTCATTTTTGACGCATTATATAAATACTGTATTTGAGGAGCGAGGGATAAAAAATAGTATTGTCAAGGATGACGACAACAAGTATGCAGTATCATTCGCAATATTGAATAAGAAGATAGATTTGGGTATATACGATACTGAAGAGTTAGCACAACAGGGATTGATTGATGGCAAAACCAAGTATATTAAGGAGTTAGCAGAGAGTTGTAAGGGCAAAGTACAGGATTATGTATATGAGGCTATGCTAAGATATGAGCATTGAAATGTAGGGACAAGATATCAGACAGGCTATTTGATGCATTGGTTAAATATAAGGAATGTCCTTATATTCCATATGAGGATTAGGGGAGTATAAAGGATATCGGATTGCGCATGATAGATTGGAAAGTGAAGTTTATAGATTAGTGGAGTTTGCAGGCATAGTCGATGACATGATTTATATTGACTAAACAACAGAATAATGTGGTTGGTTTAATATTACCTACAATATATGGCATTTTAAAATAAAAAATCTAAAGAAAATGATACAAAATGTCGAAAATATGTTACAATAAGGACAAGTTATTTAGAAAACCATAAAGAATTACTTGCGGAGTATACACTAAGATGATATAATGGAAAGCGTTATTAAATGAGATAGCCTAAGAAACAGGCGGATGCGTTGTAAAGTCCGTAAGTCCTGCGGAGGCAGTATGATTAGGTTGTCCTGTGTAATGCAAGGCAATTTTTCATTTGGAAAAAAGGAATAATAATAAAGAAAGTTTCATATGAAAAAAATAAAAAAACAAATTATGGTTAATTTAATTTTAGTTATTGTCCCTGTTGCTGTAATATTTATAGCTAAAACATTCGCGAATGATAGGATGTTAGCATGGACAGAATATTTGGGTTCAGATATTATGTTTGTTATGATTACATCGTTGGTTACAACTATTGGCTGGAGGTTTTCTGAAAATATAGTTGGACATTGGATTTATAATATGATAGTTTGTGTAGTGCTATTCTTTTTTTCGCTAGAATATGGAATGTCATTGACAAAATGGAATAATGTTTTATTATATGGAGTGGTAATATCTTCTATAGTTTTTTTAATTCTTTATTTTATAGAAAATTGTATAATAATCTATTATTTTAAAAAATCGGTAAAAGAGATTGATAAATTAAGCTATAGTAGTAATTGATTCGGAGGAGGGCAGAATGAGTTTAATTATTTTTGTATTTGCATTTGTGATTGTTTCCTGTATTATTGTGCAATTGGCTACTTTTTTGTTAGAAAATGATACAAACTTAAATTATACAACAATGTATATTAAGGGTACAGCAAGAGGTTCAATGGGACTACTTGAATCTAACAGTATGCTGGAAGCAAAAAGGGCAAAATTAAGAAAAAGAAATTCTAAATTTTAGTAAGAGGGGATTGCTATGGCTAGTGATAGTTTGGAATGTTTAGAAAAACAGTATAAAACTAACTTATACAATACATATATGGAGAGTAAAAATCTATTTATATATGCGGAGGAATTGTTAGAACAGATGAGCTTTTTTGTTGCACCTGTACTTGAGCATAGAGATGCATTGGATCATATAATGAGATATTTCGACCTGAAAAATAAAGAAGGGTTATCTGAGGCTGCTGTTAAAGAATTAGATCGAGCATTAGCACACGAATTAAGGGCGTATTTTGACATTGCAGATTATGTTTGTATAACTATAAGACAGCAAATTTCAGATTCATTAAAGCGTGTTAGTACTAGAAGGATTAATAAGGTATGGGATGAATATCGAAATATAAAGGAACGAATTATTGATGTTTCGGAAGATCTTGCTGAAATCAGGCAGAATAGAAATGGATCTTTAAAAAATATAGAAAAATATAGACCTGTTATGGGTGAAATGCTTGACATATATAAAACATATATAACAAATATAGAACCGAAAATTAAAAAAAAATCTAGTTTTATGGAAAGGTGTACCAGATAACTTAATTTCTGGTACGCCTTTTTTTTAGTTATGGAATGGATGATCAACACTCAACTTGGTAGACGCAATCTTCCACCTGCTCAAAGATTAGCTGTAATGGACAAATTCAAAAGAAAAATCCAAGAGCAAGCAAAATCTACACAGGGAACTCGTACAGATTTAACTTCTTCTCCAAATGGAGAAAAAGTTAAAAGCACTCATACGGATAAAGAATTGGCAAAAATGGCAGGCGTTGGAACTGGACAGTTGCTAGATATTAGGTACTTAATATATCATAGTTTAAACATCCCCCCACCTGCTGCCTTATCGTACATAATATCGTGGCAGTGAAAAAACGTTGATTTTGTGTTGGTTTACATAATATTAAATTTGAATTGTGACGAAAAACTGAGTATTGTGCTATATCGTAAAAACGTAAGAAAATAGGGAACATCTGGGAATTGTATGCATTTTTTTGAAAAATAGACACAATTTCAAACTGGACGGTGATACAAGGGCAAAATTTAGATTGTTTTTGGGGGATGTAGGTAATAGATGTTATCGTGAATATTATGTAACTACAAAACTACAATAGTATTTTTCTCGAAAATAATTAGAGCAGGAGATCAGTTCTCTTGCTCTTTTATAATATCTGGTCATCATCTGATTTGACGTATTTTACTATGTCGCAAATATCACAGCCGAGAATACGGCACAAATCATTAAGGGTTTTGGTTGATACATCCATATTATGTTTTAGTCTATGCAATGTGCTATGTGACATATGGTATTTGTTTGTGAGTGTATACCAGTTCTCACTTGATTTTTCAAGAGTATTCCAGAAAGGGGAATAATCAATCATCATAGCACCTCCATTCATAGCTTATGAATAAAGGATAAAAGATATTCTTATGATTGAATATCTTCGTTAAAACGAATATAATAGAAACATAATATTATTCATACAGAGGAGGAGAAGGTATGGCTATGATTAAGTGTCCTGAGTGTGGACAGGAAATTTCAGACAAGGCAAAGAAGTGTGTACATTGTGGAAAGATATTAATTGAGGATAAGCCAGCTACTAAAATATGTAGCGACTGCGGAAAAGAAAATCCAATTGATGCTACAGAATGTGTACATTGTGGCTGCCCATTTGAAGAGGAGAAAAAAGATGAACAGTTTGTAGCTGAATCTGTACCTGTTCAAACGCCAATAGAAATAAAACCCAAGAAAAATATTGCTAAGATAGTAATTCCTATTGTGGTGATAGTAGTATTGGGGGCAATTATAGGATTGATAGTATACAACATCAAAGTAGTTAAGCCGAAAAATACATACAATGAAGCTATGACACTTTTGGAAAAAGGTAAATATGATGAAGCTGATAAGTTGCTGGATTCTATTAGTGGATATAAAGATGTGGCAACGATTCAGGAACAGTTGAAATATGAATCCTATGCATATTCAACTATAAACGATTTAAAGAATTATCTTAAAAATCCAGATTCTTTTCAGCCATATGACATAACATTTTATGCTTCAATGGGTGGAGAAGAAGATTCAGAAAGTTCAGAAACAGAGGATAGCACAGAAGAAGTATCAGACAAGCATCCAGCTTGTATTATCCATTATGGAGCACAGAATGGTTTTGGGGGTAATACAACAAGTTATGTGCTAGGATATTATAATACTGAGGATAAGGCATATAAGGTTTTAGGTTCTTGTAACTCATTAGATGAGGATGATTATGATTCAGACGATGAAGACGATCTGTATGATTTGTTAATATGTAAATTAGTAAATCTTTATATTGATGGCGAAGATAAAGTAGGTGATGTTGATTTGGCAAGATTAAAAACAGTCCTTAAAAATGATGCGTATTCAACAATCAAGATTATCGAATAGATAATAACAAATGGGAGGGATTCGATGAAATGTCCTGAATGTGGAACTGAGGTAGCAGATAATGTAACTGTATGTCCTAGTTGTGGATATGAAATAGTTCAATCTGAAACTGAAGCAGTAGAAGATATCATAAATATAACAGCGACAGTGCCGGTATATAAGAACAAAAAATATATTGGAATTGCTCTTTGCGTGGTGGCTTGTATCATGCTGATTGTTGCCTTTACTAGAATTAACAATGATACATATTCTTTTTACAAACAGCACTATAAAGAGTGCATGGAAGGATATGCAGAAAATAGTGCGGATGCAAGAAATTATGGATCATGGTTTAGTGGTACATATAGATATATTGCATCTGAATATGAGGATATGGCAAAAGATGATAATAAGAAAATATGGGAATATCGCATACAAGCTATTGTATTATGTTTAGGTGGCATTGCCTGTGGAGTTGTAGGCTGTAAGTTTATCAAAGGGGAGAAAACAAATGGCATTAGTAAAGTGTCCTGAATGTGGCAGAGAAAATGTATCAAGTACAGCTAAGTCTTGCCCTGGATGTGGCTATAATGTAAAAGCATATTATGAAGCAGAACAGCAAAAAGAGGTTGTTCCAAATACTGCTGCACCAGCAAACAAAATCAATGTAAAGGCTATTATTGGTGTAGTTGTAGCATGTATTGTAATATTCTGGATATATTATTTTTCAACCAGATGTGCCTTTGATGGATGCACAGAAAAGAGAACAGATAATAGCAAATATTGTGCATATCATTCCTTGTCATACTCTTATGGTTCAAGCTATGATTATACACCAAAGATAGGTAATGCTGGTGCAAAAGCAAAAGCAGAATCGTATCTTAATAGCTCTGCATTTTCCTATACTGGGTTAATACATCAATTAGAGTATGAAGGTTTTTCTACATCTGAAGCAACGTATGGAGCTGATAATTGTGGTGCTAATTGGAAAGAACAGGCATTGAAAAAGGCTAAGTCATATTTGAATAGTTCTGCGTTTTCATATAGTGGGCTACAACATCAACTTGAATATGAAGGGTTCACAGATGATGAAGTTCAATATGGAGTGGATAATTGCAATGCAGATTGGAACGATCAAGCATATAAAAAAGCAAAGTCATATTTACATTCTTCACCAGATATGGGAAGAGATAGACTACTCCACCAGTTACAGTATGAAGGATTTAGCTATGAACAGGCAATGTATGGAGTAGATCAAGTGGGCTTGTAGTTTGAGTCAGTGTATAGATGTACCAGATACACCCCATAGCAGAAAATAAAACATGTTTTTTAGTTTATGCCACCCCCCCCTAGTTCGTTGCTTGGTTTCTGGGCTGTATCGTGTGAATGGTACAGATACACCCACGGATGGACAGACGACAATATCACAAGATGTATACATACCCCTATGGGTATAATGAAAGGCTAGAGATTAAACACCTCTAGCCTATTTTTACACTATTTTATTGACTACATTCTATTAAGAATTTGCATTTTCTCCATCTCATAGAGCCATGAATAAAAGGTTGTGCCGTTTGCCTTCTGCTCATCATCAACGGCGATTGTGTAAAGCCTGTATACTTTTCTGGCTGATAGGGTTTCTATTTTCCCATTTTCATAATAATTAAACATGATAACCACCTCTTATTATTCAGGGTATACCCACTTTGTATTAGTGGTTATACCCTTTTATATTAAGCCATTTTGAGCCGTTTCTTTTCGTCTGTCTTTACCTCTGTACTTCCATATAAGTTTCTTATATCGTCCATAGATAATGACTTATGACTTCTTTTTCTGAATGCTTCAGTGTGAAAATACCACTTCTTTTTTTCTCTTGCCCATCTGAAGCCGAGACCCTTTAAAATGTCCTTGTGTGCGTATGTGTCACCATCAACCCAGATCCAACAACCTACAATTTCAATATTGATATTGTCCAGTGTGATAATATTCTGTATAACCTCTCTGAGCCTTATATCTTCTGTATAGTCATATTTCATATTGTTATATGATGCTTTATCCTCTGAATCGGTTGTTGCTCTGTTTTCGTGTCTGTTCTTTAATATATTGAACAGGCTTTCATATTCTGCATTGATTGATTGTGTGGCTTCTGTTGAGCCGTTGGGGTTGTCTGGATGAAACCTCTTTAATAATTCCTTATACTGTTTTCTTAATTCTTCCAGTGTATTTACATTATTAAAATATCTCATGTTGTCCACCTCCTACATTGTTATAAGTCTGATTTCTGAACAGTTATTCATTGCTCTAACTTCTTCATTGCTTAACTTCTCAATTCCTACTAAGTCACCATTTACATAAATCTTATAAGTTTTCATATTGAAAAACCTCCTTAAAAAATATTGTGTTGATTGATTTGATATCATTATAATACACTAACAAGTGTACAATATCAATATATAAATTCACTAAAGAGTGTACAGCGATTTTGTGCAATATGTACACTAAGTAGTGAACTTGCACAATAAAAATAACACTAACAAGTGTACACTTTGTATATTCTGTCAATAGACTTTGCACACTAACAAGTGTACAATACAGCTACAAGGTCAAACAAAACAGACCTACACAAAATCAATCAAACATATTTAAGGAGGTAGTCATTATGTGTATGACAACTAAAGAAATGAATGAAGCAATGGAGCAGATTCAAGAGTGGAAAAGAATTAAGGAAGAGGCAGAGGACAACATCACAACTTTAAATTCAAAGGTTATGGAATTTCTTAATGAAACAGAAGAATGTGAAGCAGTTGATAACAAGGGTAAGCCGATTCGTAGATTTATCGGTAACATTTTCAAAGCTACACTTTCAAGTGTTGAGCGTGAAACAGTCAACAAAGATGAAGTAAAGAAACTACTTAGTAAAGATGATTATGCAAAGGTTAGTAAGGTTAGCAAATATCAGTCTTTAAGAATCAACTAACAACAAACAATCAACAGGGTAAAGGGTGGAGCAATCCACCCGACACCCTAAAGAATAGGAGTGTTTTATATATGAGTAATTTAACACATTTGTTTTCAGTTGGTCAGAAAGTCCGTTGTAAGATGGACGGAATATTTTACAAGGGTACAGTTACAGAAACCCACACAGACCACATTATTATTGATATTCCAGAAGTATCTAATCACTGTTGGTTTGAAAATGGCTTCAATATCGGGGATGTTTACCCGGAATACAATTTCTAATCAATTAAGGCGGTGACGGTTCAGCCGTGGGAGATTCAGTTCTCCGCTTGCCTATCGGCTAATCAATAGCCGTACAAAATCAATCAATCAAAATACATATTTTAGGAGGTAGCATTATGGACAATTACAGAAGAGCAGAACACACAACAAGACCACTGTCAGAAGAGGAAAAGCAGTTTGCAGAGGAGCACCACGATTTAATGTATCGTTACATGAAGATACATGAATTAGATCCAGAAGAATGGTATGACATTCTAATCATTCCATATTTGAATGCGGTTAAAAAGTATCATCAGTACGAGAGATTACAGAGCCTTAAATTTGAACAGGTATTTTTTAGAACATTAGACAATGCTAGAAGTAATTACTGGCGTGATATGAACAGGAAAAAGCGTTGTCCTGAAGGTGGATTATTCAGTTATGATTCATTACTTGATAATGGTTATGAAGAAAAGGATTTTGAATTTTGTCTGATTGATCCATATACAAATGTTGAAAGACAGGTAATTTTAAAAGAATTATACAGAGAGTTTTACAGAAAATGTACAGAGCGTGAAGCATGGGCGAACGATATTAGAAAAACTGAATTAGATATGCTGATTGAGGGACATACATTGAAGCAGATTTTAAGAACTACATTGAAGATGTATGGCGGTTGTAATGATGACGGTCTGTATAGTTGGGCTTTAGATAACGACATTGAGAGATTCAGAAAAATCTTCAAAGAGGTTTTCGGTATCTAATCAATAGTAAGGTTGGGGGGGGTGTCAGAAATGGCACACTTGCCACCAATAGAAAGAAGGTTATCACATGAAAAATAAAGAGCAATTAAGACCATTGACAAGGGAAGAACGCAAGTTTTCAGAAGAAAATTACCATCTAATCATGGACTTTATGAAGAAGTCAAAGCTGGATGCAGAAGAATTTTTTGATATTGTTGTGTTTGATTTTCTGTTATCAGTAGAAAAGTATTTGAATGATCCGCAATTACAAGCGAAATGCAGTTTTGAAGCGGTTTCCTATATGTATATGAAAAGGGCGGTATTTGTTCACTTTAGAAAACAGAAAGCACAAAAGAGAAGTACAGAAGCCGGATCAGATATTAGTTTAGATTCAATGGATATGAATATTTCTAATCATTCCACAATGGAAACAGCTTCTAATCTGGAATATAGGGAAATGGTAAAGCAGATTGAAAACGGATTGACAGAAGAACAAAAGAAAATATTTTCTGACAAGGTAGAAGGCTATTCGTTAAAGGAAATAGCGGATAATCACGGAATAAAACAGAAACGAGTATATAAACAGTTTGACAAGGTAAAGCGAATTGTTACAGAGGTAATGGAAGCATAGAAAGGACGGAAAACAATATGTTTAATTTTAGAATCATCACAACAGCAGACGGAAACCAGATTATAGATAGAAGTCTTAAAACACCATATAATGCACTGACACCAACGCAAATGTTGGAATATACAGAACTTGATAATCAGATGGCATTTATGGACAGGATGGAACGCAAAGCCAAACAGAAAGCGGAGCATTTGCGGAAACTTGCAAAGAATCCATTGTACAAAATGGCTTGCATGGTTGGCTTGATATAAAAGAAAGAGAGGTAAAGCGAAATGATTACATCAAAATTTTTCGATATGGGACAGGTAGTAACTACAAGATCAATCAATGATCTTATGGCAGCGGAACAGAAATTTGCGGTTGAGGTCACAGTTGCATTACAGAGATTTGCGGTTAAAGACTGGGGAGACATGAACACAGAAGACAAACAGACAAATGAGGATGCTTTGAATTATCCAGATGATTTATACCTTATGGGTGCTTATAATACCTCAAAAGGCAGAATTTGGATTATTACAAATCGAATCTCCGAAATACCAGGAGACAATGCAACAACAGTTTGTTTCCCGGATGAAAGATAAAAGGGAACTGTAAAGGATGAAAGGACAGTCTGAAATATGGCTGTCCTTAATGGAAAAGAGGTTGATATTATGGCTATAGTAATCACAAATGGAAACTATTATATATATCTGAATCAGAATGGAAAGCATAGAAAAACAAAGGATGTTACACAGGCTTTACAGTATAGCACGATAAAAGAAGCTATTCGGTATATGAATCATGCACCTATAAAGACAGATGGCTTTTATGTATATGATACATTTACTAATCATGTGATATGGAAGCATTTGACACCAGAAGAGAAAATTGAACTACAGGAACAGAAAAACGGAATTGGAAATGTAAAGAGAAGAAACAACGGCAGGATTAAGAGAAAGAAGTATTCACAGGCAACACGCAAACTAATATACAATAAATATGATGGTCGCTGTCAGTTATGCGGACGGAAAATATTGTTTTCTGAAATGTCATTAGATCATCATATAGCCTTATCAATGGGCGGTGTAGATGATGTTTCTAACTTAGAGTGTACTTGCTTGCCATGTAATCAATTCAAATCAAATATTGCACCGGAACTATTTGAGGATCGAATCAATGACATTTTTATGTACCAGATGGAAAAGAAAATAAAACAGCCGTGGAAATGGAAAGCAGTACATAAACTGATCTTATCCTGTATCGGGTAAATTTTGCTAACCTTGAAAAAATAGGAAAAATCAAGTATAATTGGAGGTGAACATGAAATGAAAGGTTTGATTGATATGTCAGCAACGACAGTAATTAAGGATATATTAGAAGTAAAGGGAAAATCGCAGATAGAGCTTGCAGAGGAAATAAATGTTACTAGGCAGAATTTAAGCAATAAAATGAGCAGAGACAAATTTTCTTCTCTTGAATTAGTGGAAATTGCGGATGCTCTGGAAATGAATTTGATTTTGAGAGATAAAGACATAGATTCTATTATAAATGACTATAAAGAATATATGAAAGACAATGAAATATCAGATGAAGATATTGAAACTACTACATCATATGTAAAGCCATTTGTTCAATTTCTGTTAGAAAAACAGGAACATATTATTGATTATCCAGAAGATGAAAAAGGAAAATCAAAGCGAAATATGACAGAAGAAGAGAAAAAGGCTGCACAGAAGAAGTCAGAAGCAACAAAGGCAAGGAACGCAAAGAAGCAAGCAGAATCACAGGATAATTAAAAAGGGGCACTTGATTTCTCAAATGCCCTAGTGTATAATCTACTTAGAAAGTGAATCGGATGTAATATCCGATTTGCCCTCAGTAATATGGTATTTATTAAGAAATAGCATTCACTTTGGTCGGAGGATGCTATTTCTTTTTATTATTTATGATGATCTATGTAAGACAGAGCCGCAAAAATTACCAGCACCAAAGTTAAAACTTCAAGTGTGTTCATAGGGCATTCCCTCCTTTGTAAACTAGAGGGCATCTAATAATCGGAAATTACATCCTGCTTTCGTTTCAATTACACAATAACAGTATAGCATAAAGGGAACGGATGTTCAAACCAAAAAGAGGTAAATCTAATATATTATATATAGAAGAAAGACCTCTTATTTTTATGGCTGCTGCCTCTGGTGAATATTATCAACAGCATTTTCTAATTCTATTGTCTGCCAGCGTTTGCGGATCACATCACTTTTCAGTTGTGCAAGTCGTTTGTTGGTGTATTTCTCAAACCAACGCATAAGGGATTTTGAAATGAATTTATCTGGTGTGTGTTGTAGAATGGAAAACAATATATCTTCCAGTTTAGACTGAATCTTATGTAGCATATCTTTGAAGCGGTTCTGCTTCTGAATCTCAATGTAAATGTAAATCAACTCCTTCCATTGATAGTATAACGGAGATACGGAATATATACAAGGAATAAGGCAAAAATGACCTCAATTATTTTTTCAATATAAGGGGAATATTATTGAATTTTTGTGTATTAGTAAGTAGGAAGCAAAAAGAAATTTCAATAAAATTTCTAAAAATATGCAAAATAATAATTCAATAAAATTTCTAGGAGGTGTGTGCTTATGGGTGAACTGATAAGGGATTTTGAAAACAAGATGCACTTAGAGGGAAAATCCGAAAAGACAATCAAAATATATATTGCATCGGTAAAGGAATTTTTTAGATGGTTTAATGACAGCTTCGGTGATGTAGGATTTAAAAAGCTGTATAGGGAAAATATTCTGGAATACAAAAGTTATTTGAAGAATGTGAAAACTTGTAAGAGGACAGGACAGAATCTAAATGCGAAGTCCATCAATGCAAAGTTATCCGCACTCATTAAATATAATGAGCTGATGCAACCAGATAACATTGTAATAAGCAAAGCAGACTTGATAAAGGTGCAAGCGGAGATAATTAGTCCTACTAATATCACGAAAAAGGAAGTTGAGGAGTTCAGACAAAGAGTGTTGCAATCTGAAGGATGTTCAGCAAAACGGAACTATGCCATTATTACCATTATGGCTTATGCCGGTTTACGAATATCAGAAGTATTGCATTTGAAAAAGGTAGATGTAAACACTGCTGCAAGCCAGATCAGAGTAGCAGACGGAAAAGGCGAAAAACAAAGAATTGTTATTATCAATTCAAAGGTTATCTCTGCTATAAGGGAATATCAGAGATCAGATAATGTGGAATCAGATTATTTATTCCATAACAGCAAAGGGAAGATTTTGAATCCGTCCACTATCAATAAAGTATTTGATGAATTTAGCGTTGATGGCTACCATATCCATCCGCATATGCTTAGACACTTCTTTTGTTATAACGCATTAGAGAGTGGAGCATATAGCATCAATGAGGTATCAAATCAAGCAGGACATACAAGTATAAAAACCACATTGAAGTATTTGAACCCTAACTTAGAGCAAATCAAGAAAAAGAGCGAATTATTATAAATTTTCTGGTAAGGTGGGGAAAATCATTTTCAAAATGTGCATTGTATATATGTAGGACACAAAAGGAAGGAGCGGTTGAGTGAACAAAGAACCGAAACCAATAACAAAGCAAACTATACTGCAAATTATTATAGGAAGCGTAATTGCGGTATTACTGATAATTTACACATAACGGAGGTTAATTGAATATGAAAAAGGAGTTCATTGAAGCTATGAGAGAAATGTTAAAGGAGATGGACAAGATGATGAATGGATCACAGGAGAATGCAGAGAACAGACAGGAACTTTTTGACTTAGGATTTCAAGCCGGTATGCAGACTGGAATTAAGTACATGATGGATAAGATCGAAAAGCAGTATGAGTTAGGAAAGCCAATTCTTGCCAATGATAATCTGTATTGGTTAAAGGGAGCAAAGGAAAATTTGCGTGATATTATGGATGATATTGAAGCAGAATATAACGCAGAAGTGGAAAAGTAGGAAGTGTGATAACTTACCTGTATGCTAGGAATAATGGCATATGGTAAATCTTTCCTATGTAGTGGAAATATTTGAATTGTTTTGTAACTATGAGAAACACTACTATATAGGGCAAAAACAAGGGATTTTGCAGTAAAAATGGTTATCGTCAATAAAAGTAATTTTTAGATGCATTATTAGAGCCAGAAGCGAACAGAGTAGAATATGTTGAATGGTAGATGATATTAAACCTGTTACGGAAAGAGAATACCTGTTGTATTTGTTAGAAAACAAAAAATAAAAATTCTCCACTACAGGGGAAAACGCAATTTAATACGTGTATTATATAAGTGGAGAAGTATGAAGTACAAAGCTACATTTTAGAAGAAAGGAACATTGAACATGGACACAAATAATTTTATATTGAATGACATTTTTAAGGAGAACGCAAAAGTATATCAGACTAAGCCAGTCAGAGCAACAAAGTATCAGCCAGGAATGGAAACTGGGTGGGTTGTATATATGCAGAATGAACCAAAAGGCGATTTAGAAAATAATCTCCATGAAGGTATGAAGTTCTTTGATACAGAACAGGAAGCATGGGATTATATCAATGCAGATCACAAGCAGTATATTAACAAGAATGGTGTACCTACAGAAATAGCAGTTGTATATGAAGCACCAATGCCAGTATTACATAGAAAAGAAACAGATCCAGAGCGGAAAGTAGGATATATAGATTGTTTTCAAGGCAAGTATGCGTTACTTTCTAATGAGACAGAAATGTATGATTTCTTTATTTTGAAATATAACCATACAGCACCCGATACATGGATAATACAGGATGCAGATGGAACTATTAGAGTATGGGATAATTCATATCCGGAATGGTGTAATGAGTTGTTCTTCGGCAAAGATGATGACTATATCTGTGAGAAAGTCGCAGATGATACATATATCAAAGTTGCGGTATAACTTCTGAAATTTTCATATGGTAAATAAATCAAATTGATTGTATAATAATATTGGTATTTAGGAAAACTTTCTAAATATGGTTGATTGATTGAAACGGGAAAGGTCATAGTTCACGCTATGGCTTTTTCTAATGCACAAAAATAAGCATATCAATTAATGCACTACTTGATGCCTGAAATAAAGAGATGAATATTTCTTTTCTGAATTGAACAGGTCATGGTTTTTCTATTTAGATTTAGTTCGATGGTAAGTTCGATAAATTATGTATTTCCTTGATATTATGTTATAAAATATGCGATATAGTTCGGTTCGCTATTAGTTTCGTTATGTTGAGAATTTTATGATGTTATGCAAACTAAAACAAAGACAGTTTAAAGCTTTTACATAATAAAGTAAAAACTGCCGAATATAGGACATAATAAGCCTTATATATCCTGCAAAATATTAGATTGTTAGGCGGTAATATACTATGTGTTCGGACGTTTGAAAAATAGCTGGCGTGTGAAGAGATGATAATATATTATATTCTGAGATTATGGATCACAATCATCGGAGTAAGTTTTGGGTATAGTATTATGTGGTAAGTATCCAGAGGTGACTACAACTATTTGCAGGTTGATGATAGGATAGCTGAATAGTATAATGGTCTTATGTTTTCAGAGGAGGAGATTTTTATGAAAAAAAGATTATTTATAGGTTTGATAGTTGGAACTATGTGTGTTGGACTTGTTGGGTGTGGCGGTAATAGCAGTAATGCTGGTTCTGGAAGTAGTGAGAGTGTTAGTACTGAGGCTGAGGAATCAAAAATATCTACCATGTTGCCTGACATAAATAGTATGTTTTCAGATGCAAATGTGTCTATAATGTTTGATAGAGCCGATAGATATACAGCGTATGTTACCCCGGCAAGTCAGGATGATTATAAAGCGTATAATGATGGGGTAAGTGCCATCGGTGTTTTTACAGATCGTGAAAAATATGTATGTGCTGATGACGGTGGGCACGCAAGGTATCATGATGCTGATGGAAAGTACGAACTATATATCAGCTGGGATACCAAAGATAATGGTTCGATAAATATAAAATGCTACACAACCTCTGAATAATTTAAAAAAAATCTCTGCCCACTTTTGCAAAAATATCTAGGCTTCTGCCCAGTATTAAGGAACTTGAAAGAATATACAGGGGTGAACGAAGAAAATTCATTAAAAAGCCATCGGAGAGTTAATCTCTCTGGTGGCTTTTTAATCCTATGACTAAATTCTAATTGGATAAAATTAAGATATGCTTTATTGTGGTATCTTAGGTACGCTGACAGGAGCAGTAAAATTATAAGTACGTGTTCAAGTGTGATTTTACCTTTTTTGGTTTCGTATGGCTTGCTTTATTCCATAAGTAATAGTATTTAATTCCAAACATTTTTTTATCAATTCATCTATATCGGTATCCTGTGTCGGCATTGTATATTCAAAATGGTAATCTAATTTAACATTATTAATAAAATCTTTCAAGGATTTAATGATATGTTCAAATAACATAATGAAGTTGATTTTACATGGATGATGATTTATTAGTGCTTCATTTTTTGCAGCTAAAAGATATTCATGTAATTCATATATGAAACTTTCAAATCCGAAAAGAATATCATCTAATTTTTCAATGTCAGTTTTCTCATTTATGAGCATTAAGTTATAGTTGCCTTCATCAAAGTTTATGTCACTACATATGTCTGCATACGAATATAATAATTTTTGTTTTGCAGAAAAACTTTCAATATTACTATTGGTTTCCTGCAAATAATCTTTTGCGGCAGTTTTACCAAAACATGTTTCAGCATCACCGTGGAATAAAGGGAACTGGTATAATTTTTGAGTATATGCAAATTCCCCTTGAAAGTTTACTCGCATTGTTTTTACCAAATTGATAATATTTCTTCTATCGTCAGGTGTTTCACAGTAACTAAATTCATCTAGGATCGTATCTGATAAATCCTTTAAATTCTTTTTCAGATGCATTAAGTCAACTTCGTATGGTTTATCTTGTATGTAGTATGCCATTCTTTTAATCCGTTCTTCATCAGGTATATGCAACATATCATGATCTGGGGAATAAATACCCATCGAATGTTGTAGGTAATGATTAGGTACAGAAACATTATCATTTAATTCTACCGTAGCGGTTGGAGATAAATATTTGATAACATATTCCTCTGAGTCCATATTTTTATCTTTTGCAAAATCCTTAAATAGCAATATAAGATCGTCTCGTGAAATATTTTTTGTACGTCTATTTTCGATGTTTGGTAACCATGATTTATTTTTACCAATCTTTTCTGATAACTGATATGCGGTAAGATTATATTCTTTTCTTGTATTTACAATTAAATGTATTAGCTCATCTGTTATCCTTATTTTTTCAGGAAACATGGGAATTACCTCCTTGAAAGATATGTACATATTATAATGCAAAATAAATAACATGTAAAGAATACGACCGTAAATACATACTACAACGCTATATGTACATATATGAAAAGATACGCAGAATGTTATTGACAATATGTACATATGGTGATAACATAAAACATGTCACAAGGAGATTTAACTTCATATGTAAGTTTTTTCAAAAATGTATAGACAAAAGAAAAGAGTCGATGTTTGGCGACATCAACTCTTGAAAGTCTATATCACATATGGCTTTGGCGAGTCATAGTGAAATAGGAATTGTACAGACTTGAATCTGCACTTATGTAATTAAGCAGTACATAGTATAGCAGATTTTTTTGAAAAATTCAAATACAAGTCTATCAGGTGGATCACCTGACAATTTCCAAATTTTATATATGCACATTGAAAATTAAATAAAGTTCATCTCAAAAAGGGGAATAAGTATATACAAGGCAGAAATGACTATATATTTTTCCTCACAAGTAGCAATGTTAGATATATACCATGACAACAACACGTATATGTTTGGCGACATTCTGACCTGTATTAGAACAATGCTACCACATTATATGAAGAAAGGACTGGTTAAATTGAACAGAGAGACACAGTTGAATCGAATGGAATTTATCTTATTAGATACGCTTTATGCAAATGAGTGCAAAGACAGATTCCACCCAATGACATTATCTGAGATCAGCGAGGATAACGATGATTCCCTAGGAGTGAGAACAACATTGTATAGGAAGATGAAGAAGTTGGTCAAGCTTGGATATGTCAAGAAGGGATGTTTGGATAATCATGCAGACACATTTTATTTGGCAGAAGGGGGAATAAGCGTTGTGGAAGAGTGCAAGGAGGTAGACAGATGAATTTGAAAGACAAAGTTATGTTTATAGGTATTGGCTGCTATGGAGGTAAACAGGTTAAAGAATTTGTTGAGAACTATGGATATAAGGGCATAGCCGTGAATGGTAGTGAACAGGATTTAAGAGCATTGGGCGGTATGAACAAGTATCATCTGAAAAATTTTGATGGGTTTGGCGGTCACAGGGAGAGAGCCTTGGAGTGTTTGGAACAAAATCCCGATTTTTTGGACTACATAAGCAGTATAGAGGAAGAGATTATTTTCCTTGTATTTGGAGGTGGTGGTTCTACTGGTTCAGGTAATGCCACCATAATAGCTGAAATGTTATTACAGGAAGATTCAGCAGATAAAAAAATTGTATGCCCAGTTATAGCGTTACCTTCATCAAGTGAGCCACTTATAAAGCATAGTAACGCATATTCAGCAGTTCAGGAACTTCAGGAATTACAGGATCTCGGATTAGGTGCGACTTTCTTCATTAATAATAATGTAGATAGCACCTACACTTGTATCAATAGCGCATTTGCAAAATTCCTTGATACGTTTCTTACTAATGATTCATACAGCGAGTTAAACAATTTTGATGAAGCTGAAAGAATAGAAATGCTGAAAGACAGTGGAGCTATGACAATAAGCCTTATGAAGAGTGGAACTGATTCAACAGTTATGTTAGACAAGCTGGCTAGAAATGGCATATTTGCACCTATAGAGAACAAGGTATGTGAGCATGTGGCTATTATTCATGCTGGAAATGATAACAGGGATATTGAGGCAAGTTCAGTAATCTCAGAAGTGGGAAAACCACAGAATGTATTTGAAGGATACAACGGCAGAAGTACATTAATTGCTAGCAGTGGTCTTGATTATCCAGTGGAATACGTTACCAAACTTGCAGAGATGGCTAAAACAGCATTTGAGGAACGCAAGAGGGAACGTAAGCAGGTTAAAAAATTGGATGCGTTGGTATTATCTGATGAAAAAGAAGAAGTGAAGCCTGTAAGAAAAGCATCGAAGTTTGATGTACTAAAAAAGAGAATGAATAGATAGGTACATATCATGCAACATCAAGACTATATCAAATATACATAAAATATATGTCTTGATAGAGACAAATACAAAGGGGAATAAACAACATGATGAAAAGATCGACAACAGCAAAAGACCTTCAGAAACTATTTAATGAGTATATGGTCATAGTAACAAGTGTAACAGTGACAAACAAGGACACCAATCAGAAAAACGAGGTAACACCTGAACAGTTTATGAATGATTTTGAGTGGTACATGGAATCTGGAATTTTTGCGGATTCGTTGGATTTTAAGTATGAGTTGGCTGGTAATAACAATATCAAGTTATTTATTGGATATGTAAGTGGGTATTGTGACAACTGTATTGATGTTGTGTTGCAATTTGCAAATGGGGCGACATTAGATCAGGTTGTAGATGGATTAAATGCAACATATACAGCATTTCTAGCATCATTATCAGCATAAAGAGAGAATGTATATATAGGTCGATTAGTCTAATCGGTAAAGAAAATTATAAGGATATACTTTGTTTCTACCTATTACATAATATTTTTAGGAGGAAAGAACAAATGGCAAAAGAAATCAAGAAAGAATGGCAGAAGTATTTATTGAACGAAAACAAGGAGTACACAACAGAAGAGTTGACTGAGAATTTTAAGAAAGCAGTGGATTATCTATTCTCAAAGCATGTTAGGCTTAGCTCAGATATGTTGGTTAATCCTCAGAGAGCAAGTGAGCAGTATCATTTATCAGAACAGGATCGGGCAGTCTATTTGGGAAAATTCCATCATGCGGGGTATGCAGTGAACGACAGTGAGAAGATGGTAGAGGTTATGGATGTATTGTACCATGTACTGAATATATCAAAGGATGAAGCAGGTGAATTTACTTTATATATTACTGAAAATCACATGACATTAACAGATGCTATCGAGAAGAGGTATGGAGTTTCTATGGATGATGTTTCTCAGTATATTGAGATGGTTTTAACACCATATGCTGATTATGCTATGAAAATGGCAATTAGAACAGGTAAAGAGTTATTAAGTATCTTATCAGAAGTATTTTCTGAAAGCGAGGTATAAGACAATGCACGCAGGCGGTGGAATGGCATTTCGAGTAAATTTGCCTACATAAAGGAGAATGATATATTACAGAGATATTTGTTATAGAATTATTTAGATTGATGTTTGTCTTTTGCAACCATGCGAGTAACACATTGAACTTTTTTAGATAGTTTAGGATGTTTACAAATTAGTATGCAGTGAGATGATGCAACCGACTGTTGAAGCGAACAGTTATTTTCAGAACGGATAGAAGTTTCCCCTTTCCTATGTAACTTTTCATATATTTATCAGTGAAGTTGCTGATTATACATAGTACGGAACAACAGGCACATTACCTTTATTGGTGGTGTGCCTAAAATAATAATATTTGGAGGTAAATGATAAGAATGTATTAAGAATCACAAAGAAAAAATTCAAGCAGATAGTTGATTTAAAGGCACATCTTGTAAATGCCGACAAAGCCGTATTGTGTATGTGTGACAGTTGTAATGGAGTAGGTTTTGCTTATGATGTAGGTCAAATTGACGATGCTGGTTATGTTAAAGGCGGCATGAATTGTCCTTGCGGTGGACGCAACATGAAGGTTGACAAGGTAGAGCTTATAGTTGAGTAGAACAGGAGGAATGAATTATTAGTACAGAGCAGCAAGGAGATATTATAATTTTCAGTCAAAGAATGGCTGGATATTTAATGCAAAGAGGGTATGTCCTTATGGATATGCGACCAGATATGAAGAGTTCAAGTGGAAAGAATATCTTTGTTTTTAGAGATACACCGCAGATTAGACAGTCAATGAGCGACTATCTCAACCAATAGTCGGAGGTGTACCAATGAAGAAAAGAATTACAGATGTAATAAGTAAAGAAGAGGCTAGGACTTGGACAGCAGGAAGTAATGTATTAATATCAGCACCGATGGGGGCAGGTAAAAGTTATTTTTGTAAGAATGCATTATATGATTTGGCAAAAGAAGTAGATGGAAAAATCCTGATGTTAATTCATAGATCTAATTGTGTTGAGCAGTTTAAATATGAAATCGAGGCTGATGGTAAAGCAGATGTGATAGATGTTATAACATATCAATCCCTAGAGTATGGCAAGCTCCATAATACAAGTAAACAAATCGACTTATCAAAATACAAGTATGTTGTATCTGATGAATTCCATTATTTTTTCAATGATAGTAGTTTCAACAATAAAACGGCAGTGTCATTTCAGATGATAATGAACAGCGACAGTTCTATTCATGTGTTTATGTCGGCAACTGGTGAACATATGGCTAGGTATATGAGAAAGTATATCAAGGATAATGGTCTGGAAAATGCCATAGAGTACGAAGTACCTTTTGATTTTTCTTTTATAAAAAAACTGACATTTTTCCATAAGGATACAACGATGGAGGAGTTTATAAAAGAAGGTATAGAAAAGGGGCATAAGGGTATATTTTTCATCCAATCAGCAGAAAAAGCTTATAAGCTTTATTCAAAATATAAGAACTATTGTGTGTTTAACTGTAGTGCCAACAATGGGAAGTATTATGAGCATGTGGATAAAGATAAGATAAAAAATATATTGATTAATCAGAGATTTGAAGAGCAATTCCTTATAACTACGTCTTGCTTTGATGCTGGCATAAATATTATAGATAAGGATGTAAAGCACATAGTGATTGATATTGTAGATATTGGATCTTTAATTCAGTGCATGGGGCGAAAACGAATACAAGACGAAAACGACCAAATATATGTATACATCAAAGTAATCAACAATCAGAAACTAGCTGGATTAAAAAGAAGTATGGAACAAAAAGTAGAGATGGCAGATTACTATATGCAGAATGGCTATTCTGTTGAAAAACTGATAGAGAAATATCCAATGCAAAATGATGTGAACAACATCTTATATGATGACCTTATATATGATGAACAGGGGCGGTTAATTCCAAATTCATATACCAAGACAATAAATGAGCCTATGTATTTTAAGAAAAAAGAGGACATAGCCGATTACTCTATTATGTTAGAGAAATATGACAAATTTGGATATTGCAAATATTTAGCTGCAACATTTGGGTTTATAGATAAAGACACAGGAGAGTACACGTACAGAATGATAAATGAAGAACAAGGATTAGAAGATTATTTAGAAAAAATGGTTACTGATAATGTGGTATTACTACAGCTGAGAGACAGGAGTGAATTGATAAAGAAGATCAATGCTAAACAGGATGGAAAACCGCTGAAGAAAGCACCCACATTGAATCAAGTATTAGAAGAAAGAGGAGTCGATTATAGAATCAAGGAATTTGAGACCACACGATATATAGATGATGGTAATGGCAACAAAAAGAAGAAAAAATATAAAAATGCGTGGAAGATAATTAGATTCTGAGTCACTTTTTTGAGGGCGGTTAATTTAACTGATGATGTTTGAAAATAGTTTTGACCCCCCTATTTGGGCGTGAAGCTTATAATAGAAACTTCGCTCAAAAAAGGGGGTCAAGAGTGATACTAGATAAAATAGAACCAGATAATAATTCCTATAATATATGACAGCAGAAAAATATACGAGATATGATTTTCGATGATTGGACTGGCATATTGCGTAAGCAATGTGACAGGACATATCAACGAAAAAGGCTGACAGATTAGATTGACACCCCTCAAAGGGTGGCAAGCTAAGATGGCAGACTAACAGGGCGTGGGATGTTCCCACTAATGTATTTTACTTTCTTTGAAACCATCCTTTTCTACTAAGCTGCAAAACGCAATCAAAGATTGCTGTTTCGCTAAGTGAAAAGCCTGCGCCAAAGAAAGTAACAAAGAAAGCGCATGAGATTAAAATAATTATTCATTTAGATGATCGGTACAGATTTGACAACAATCATATCCAAATTCAGCATCACACCAACGTAAATCATGGTCACAGTATACCCGTAAAAAATCCCCTTTTTCATAAGATTTTTCTTCGTTTACGTTAGAGGGATTTACCCAACATTTGTGTGAAAAAGGACAGTTTTTTAAATCATCCCAGTCTGTTATTACAGGATAATGAGCGTCAAAATCTAAGTTGTGTCCATTCATAATATCACCTCCCATTTATATTATACTATGTTATTAAAATAATTGGGAGTAATTATATTACATAGTAGTTAGAAAATATTTTGTGAAATGAAATTCTATGATACGGAGAACAATGATGGCAGAGAACATAACAGATATATCGTACCTGATGGTGCTAGACAAGATTTATACAGTAACAAGTATATCATTTGCAGATATGACTATTACAGCAGAAGATGAGGGAATAAATAAAAAGGATATTCCTGAATGTGAAATATTTGGAATAGAGGATGTTGAAGAATTTAGCATTAAGCTGGTGAATAGGATTAACCCGGCTGAGATTATCGACTTTTTAGCATGGAAAATGAAAAAGAATGTCCAATGAAACTATCATTTCCTACTTGCCTAAAAGTGGTGTATACAAAGGCTTTAAATGCACGAAAACAGACCTATTTTGAACGATAGATGTTAGACGATAATTTATACCTATGATGGGATAGAATTGAATTTAATATCAAGAATCGAATTGTAGGTACAACAAATAACATATAAACAAACATAGGATGGAGGTTGTTTTTTATAAAATATACAGATTCAAAGATTATAAAAGTAAGAAGTGTTCAGGCAGCAAGTGTCTATAGGGTGGCACAAGGATATAAGTTTTTAGTAAAAGATAAGAACAGCAAATCAGAGAAGTACATTGATTCATATGTAGACTATAAATCAGCAGTTATCAATAGGAGCATGTTTTCTGCCTACTTGCTGAAGCATGGTGTTACTCTGAATAAGAAAGGCAATAGTTTAGATCTTATATTGATGAAGTTTGAGTATGGTGTCGATGCGGATGGTTCAACTGGTGACGGTTCAAGACCATCTGTATCAGCAAATGAATTAAGAAAGTATTTCTATGAGAACAATGCAACTATTACATGGGTAACTTTCGATAAGAACAAGAAGGAAGTTCCAGAACTGACGAAAACTATCACGTATAAAATGCTGTGTAGGAATCCTGGTAAGGCTAAAAAAGGTGAGTGTTTCTTCATTAGAGAGGAATTGTATACTAACGTCATAAGGTATATCACCATGGGACTTATTGATAAAATGCCTAATGGCAAAGGAGCCAAGATTGTTGAGTTATCAGCTTATGCACCACTAATAACTGCTACGGCGATGGATTTTATTCATATACCACTTGATAACATATTGGTTATAAAGGATGAGAAGGTTTCGTGCAGAAAAAAGGCTTGTGTTGTTGGTGTAGAGGAGCAGAAAAAGCAGGTACGAGACTTCAAGGAATTTGAAAAAATAATAAATCCTATGGGGTATACAACGTATAAAACTGTATTAGAAGATCATCATGAATATCAGTTGATAGGTAGAACAAAAAAAGAACTGTTAGAACATGGTATAGATATGAGTGATTGCCCAATTAAAGAAACTGTGTTTTCAGATGGTAAGATTCATAACAAGTGTGTTGTAAAAAGAGACGAGAGAGAAATATCTAATATTCTATGGGATGGCATGGGGGTGATTGATTCTAATGCGACAATATTCCCAGCTGATATGAATGGATTTATATATTGTAGAAGTCATTTTTTCAAGAGTTGCTTATTTAAGGGCAATATCCAACAGTATTTCAAAGATTATTATAAAGATGACTATGATAGTGCGTACATTGCCAGTGAAGTTGATATGTTTGGTCGTAAGATGAAGGTATCAGACATAAAGGTTATAGTCACTGACAATTCGCTGAAGTGGCTGAAGTTTACAGATTACATGAGTGAATCAGGTACACCAAAAGCAGCTTTTAAGGCATATAAAAAGATTATGAAAAATGATGGCTATACTTTTCAGGTAGTGAAGACAGCGCATAGCAGCAAGTATGGTGATTTGCAGAGAACATCGTTTCAGATGAATAATACCTTGCTAACAACTGATGAAAATATATTGGAGAAGATAGCTTCTACCAGTATTGATTTTTGCAATAATTTGAAGCTTGATGATGGCGCATTCATAGACTATCTACAGGCTACATCAACAGAGAAGTACAGTATAAATAAGGTGATGGTGGCTTTGTACAATTGGAATAAAGATATTATCAATACGGAGTATTTCAAGAAGAAAAGGCGAGAGATGATTAGCAGTTTGAAGAGAGAAAGGTTACTCATTGGTAAACTGTTCCAAAATGGGGATAATTTAACCATCTGTGGAAACCCTATTGCCATGTTGATGAAGGTAACTGGACAGGATTTTTTACATGAAGGGTGTTTCTGTACACATGATGACAGGATAGAGTGTTACACAAAGAGATTCGCTGAAGGTGAGAGGTTGGCTGGTTTCAGGAATCCCCACAATTCACCCAACAATATAGTTTGTCTTGAAAATGTTTACCCCGAAGAGTTGGTAAAGTATTTCCCTGATCTTGGCAAAGAAATAATAGTTATCAATGGTATAGGTACAGATGTACAGGACAGACTTAATTCACAAGATCTCGACAGTGATACAATATATGCGACCAATCAGCCTGAAATGGCAGAACTGGCTCGTAAAGCATATACTGAATATCCTACGATAGTGAACGACATACCAAAGAGTACAAACAGCGATTATGATAAAAGTATGGTGTCATTCGCCGTCATGGACAATAAGATTGCAAATGCTCAGTCAGATACAGGTGTATCAAGTAACATTGCACAGTTGGCATTAAGTTACTGGTTTGATGGTGGCTGTGAGAGTGCAGAACTAGAAGATATATTTATAATATGCTCAGTGCTTGCGCAGTGCAGTATTGATAGTGCGAAGAGAAATTTTGACATTGCGGTTGGTAAAGAACTATCCAGGATTCAAAAGCTGGAATGTATGAATCCACAGAAAAAATATCCGAAGTTCTATGCTGATGTACAAGAATTGAAGGACAGGAAGAAGAAAAGCAAAAAGAAAGAGATCGACACTAAAGAAGTAAAGTTATTCAATTGTCCTATGGATATACTGTATCAGATTATAGATGAGGGCATAATTGATCTCAGAGAGAACAAATATAAAGCATTTAGGGGTAAAGGAACAAGTTTGAGAAACTTTTTGATACCATTGAGCAAGGAAGATAGAAACAAGGCTAATAGGAAACAGCAGAATAGTATAATTGAGATAGTTGAGACTTATGATAAAGAAGTTAGAAGACTGGAAAAGGGTTCAGAGCATTACAGTAGTGACAAACAGGATGCTTACGATGAATGTATGAGAAAGCTATCAGGAAGAAAGATCAACGAGTATACCATGCGTGCGTTGATTGGAAAAGCATTTGATAACCCTAAGATTAAGGATAGTTTATTTGTGACGTTGTATGACAGTAATCCAGAATTGTTTTTAAAAATGTTCAAAAATGAGCAAAATTGTCACACAGAACTAGGAAAAACACCTAGAAAATAATGCAAATTGTTTATTTGCCTATGAAGAGGTGAAAGAACCGTAGGTCTAGTAGTCTCTTCATAATTGCTTTCTCTTCATAATTGCTTTTTGCTGATTCAAACTAGGTGAAAAGTAATAGTATCGAGTGCGATATTCAAAACAATGATGATGTAGGTGGACAGGCTGCATCAAACACGGTCTGTCCATTTATGTCAAAAATCTTTAGCGGTAGTCTCCGCATTTTCCATATTATTTTTGTAAGAAATATTGTTATTTCAATAAATATTAAGCAAAAAAGGAGGGCATATATGACACAGCAGGAATTAAGAGAGCTTTATATTGATAGACTAGAGAGGGAAAAACAGGTATATATATCTAAGACCACAGGGATAAGCACATCTATATTATCAAATTTCAAGAATGGTAAAATCGAGTTATATCCGCATCTTTTCGTTAAGCTGGAAAAGTATCTAACAAATTCATAATACTTTCTATTTTTTATTCTAGGCTCAATGCCGTAGGTTGTTATTCAACATGAAAAATCCATAAAAAAGAAGTGATTACATGAAATTAAACATGGGAGATCTCATCAAATATGATGGGGCAATTTATGAAGTGGTGGCTGTAGTATGGTCAACACTTTATTTGCGTGCTGTCAATTCAGACAGATACGATTACAAAATTGATAATTTAGGTAAGTTGTACAGGGACATTGAGTTCCTGGGAAAGGAAAAATTTTATGACATTTAATTACACATTAGAAGATCTAGCTAGGGCAATAGCAGGTCTTGAAGAACATGAACAGAGTGCCATTATAGGCAATAATTTGATCAATATGCAATATTTGTTGAAACTGATGAATGATGATGACACTTGTAAAGACACAATCGAAAAGTTAGACGAGGGCATAGAGCAGTTGAATAATACTATAGAGCAGTATGAAAGACTTGCCGATGCGATACTGAGTTTGAAAGTGTCTATAAGTGAAAAGTTGGCTACACCAGACTCTGTTGTAGAAGATTATGCAGAACTAGACGAGGAAGAACAGAGAAAGGCTGTTATTGATCTTCTTAATACAGATGGATTCCAGCAGAAGTGTTCTGAGGTTCTAGTTGATGACTTAAAGAGAATTGTTGCTGATGATCCAACATTGCAACTCATTGATAAGGTATTTAATGTCACAAATATACTAGGTGACATGATAACTCAGGGGATTGGTTGCGATCACCACTATATAGGGTAGGTGATGTGTAATGGGTTCAATGAATGAGTTTTGGGTAAAAGTTCAAGCCCAACTTGAAGATTCTAAATTCAAGAAGCAGATGGAACAGCTATCCAAAAAGAAGTATAAGGTCGATGTAGATGTTTCAAATTCTGGTTCAAAGAAAGCAACTAGAGATTTGGAGCAGTTAGCTTACGAAGCCAATCATACACAGACAGTATTTGGTAAGTTAAAGAGGTCTGTAGGAGAGACGTTTTCGGGTAATAAGTTGGCAGTAACGGCATATCTTGCCACATTAAAAGCTATTAAGGGTGCTGCAAGTGATGCAAAAACTGCTATTGTTGATATGGATAAGGCGGTTACTGATTTATCAGTTGCACAAGGACAGGGAAGAGATACAGCAGCTAATTATTTGAAACAATTGAATCTTCAAGCTCAGAGTATAGGGGCAACAACAAAAGAAGTTGCTCAGTCTGCTGATTCATGGCTCAGACAGGGCAAGTCAGTAAAAGAGACTGGTGATCTTGTATATGATTCAATGATACTGTCTAAACTTGGACAGATAGAGAGTGCAAAAGCCAGCGAATATTTAACATCTGCTCTTAATGGCTATAAGAAGAGTGCTTCTGAGGCTATTGATATAGTCGATAAATTAACAGCGGTTGACATGGAATCCGCTTCAGATGCTGGTGGTCTGGCTGAGTCAATGTCAAGAACTGCATCTGCTGCCTCGATGGCAGGAGTGAGCATGGACAAGCTTATTGGTATGATAAGTACAGTGAAAGAGGTAACTCAGGCAAGTGATGAGTCTGTCGGAAATATGTTTAAATCTGTCTTTTCTCGTATGAACCAGATTAAAGCTGGTAAATTCGTTGACGAGGAAACAGGAGAAAGTCTAAATGATACCGAAAAAGTTTTAAATAAAATCGGTATATCTATGAGAGATACAAATGGTCAATTTCTAAGTAGTGAGAAAATTCTTGATGAAGTTGGTAGCAAGTGGAAGTCGTTTGATGGAGTAACACAAAGGGCTGTGGCTACTGCAATGGCAGGTACATATCAGTACAACAAATTGATTTCTCTTTTCGATAATTATTCCAAAGCATTACAGTATACAGAGGTTTCAGCAAATAGTGCAGGAACTGCAATTGACAAGTTTAATAGTTCATATAAGGAAAGTCTTGAAGCAAAGACCAATACTCTTCAGGCTTCATTTGAGTCGATGGTGCTTGATTCAGACATGAGCAAAGTGTATGGCAGTATCATTGAAGCAACAACAGCACTTGTTAAATTTATAGATAAGACAGGAGCATTAAAAGGAACACTAGCTGGTCTTGCGGCTGTTATGGGTATAAAAGCCTTTGTGACTTTTAAGACAGGTATACATGAGGCATATATTGAACTGAACAAGTTCAAGAACGCTATGGATATTGTGGGGAAAAGCAGAGTATCAGTCAAGAATTTTGACAAGCTATTACTTCTCACAAATGGATTATCCAAGAGTCAACTGAAAATGATCGTGTCGTCCAAAGCATTGACTCAGGCGCAAAGACAGATGTTGTTGATGTCAAGTGGGCTTTCACAAAAAGAAGCCGAATTGCAGTTAAAGACGTGGGAACTTGCAAGGTCTACAACTGGTCTTACCGCATCAACAACGTCTGCAAAGAATGCGTTGGGAGGTCTATGGACAATCATAAAATCAAATCCTATAGGCATGATAGGAACTGCTGTATCTGCTGGTATGATGATATGGCAGAAATACAAGTCATCCGTGGAAGAACATGAGCAGAAGATGAAAGAAGCTTCTGAAGAATTAAATCAGACATGGAATGATGAAAAATCAGCTATTGATGATGCTATATCAAAATACGATGAATACAATAGAAAGTTACAGGATAATACATTATCAATATCTGAGGTCAATGATGTTAAATCTCAATTAAAAGACATTCAGGATAAGTTAATAGAGACATTCGGTGATGAAGCTGAAGGTATTGACCTTGTTAATGGCAAGTATGATGAACAGATTTCAAAGCTTGAAACAATATCTAAGCGTAAGGCTGAAGAGTACGTTGCAAAGCAAGCAAACAATGTTGAATCAGATAAGGATTATCTAAATGAGAAATTAACAGACTATGTGAGCTTTGGTGCAACACATAAGCCGTGGGGAACAGGAAAAGCTGATTTGAATGATGGCGATATAGCTAACTCTAAGATTCCTGAATTATTGAAGAAATATGATAAATTGAATCTGATAGATGGTGATACATTTGGAATTCAGTTTAATCAGGGAACGAGAGAGGAGATATATAATCAGCTTGTAGATTTTTATACAGACCTTTCAAAAATAAAAGATGATCCAGCAGTTGAAAAATTCAAAGATGGTATTACAGAAACTATAAATTCTGATGATTTATTCGACCAGGATAAAATAGACAAAGCAAAAGAGAGCATCAAGAACTACACAGAGGCAGAAATACTCAAGGACGATAGCACTAGAAAAGCATATAGTAATCTTACAGATGCAGTAGATAAATATAATCAAGCACTTGAAGATGGTACAGGTGTTGAGGATGCAGAGAAAAATTTATTGACTGCGAAAAAGTCTGCTGAAGATTCAGCAAAAGGAATATCAAACGCTGGTGATGTATTCCAAGATGTATATAATCAGATAAGTGGTTCTGCTCCGATAGAGATAAGAGTGAAATTTGGCACGATTTCTGATGAAGAATTACAGCAGTATCAAGATGATATAAAGACTTTAAAGGAACGATTAGGGTACAAATTAAACCCTTCAGGTGCAGAAGATGCAAAGAAAAATTCTACAGTGGATTCATTTGTCAATGGATTAAGTGACGATGATAGAACACTTCTAATTAACGCTAAACTTCCTGATAATGTGAAGACATATACGAAGGAACAGTTAGCAGATCTATTAACCCAGCTACAAAATCAAGCTGATGAAAATTCCATAGATATAATACCTACCACTCTATCATCTGCATGGGAACAGCTCAAAGTGTCAACAGATGATGCAACAAAGGGTGTGGCAGATGACCTTCAAGATCTTGCCGATAAGGGTGAATTAACCATAGACACCTTCAAAGCTACTGATGGTGCAGAGAATTACTTTGATGGACTAGGTATTTCAGCAGAAAATGCGGTGAAGTACATCAATAGCCTATCCGACAAAAACTCACAGCTTGGTGCAATGTCCAAAAACATCGAATCCATAACCAATGCACTTGGCACAAAGGCTTCTGATGGATTAGTAAGCGTAGATGATTTATCAGGTTTTGATGCAACAATCAAAGGACTAAACACATGGGAGAAATTTTCTACTATTCTTGGCGATGCTTCATCATCAATGGAAGACTGCCAGAAAGTTGCCAATGAATTAGCCACGGAATACGTCAATAGTGAATCCGTGCTGTCTAATCTCAATGAGACGAATAGAGCATATTATGAGTCACAGCTTGATAACATGGGAGTGACCAATTCTGCCGCCGTTGTTGAAGCTGCTCTTGCAAGGAATTTGGGCGAGGAAAAGATTGCTACTGAGGAAGCTATTAAGGCTGGTCTTAGTTTACATGGCACAAAGATTGATACTACCAATGCTACAGAATTATTCTCAAATGCGACTGCTGGTGAGATAATTCAGCTTGCAAATGAAGCAAATCAGTCAGGCGTAAGTTCACAGGCTCTTGCTTTACTTGCAGTGAAGAAATTAAATAACCCTACTCTTACAACTGATGGTGATATTAAGAACTTAATGGATTTGTGTAAAGGACTTGATCTTGCAACACAGGCTATTAAGACATTCCAGAGTATAAAAAATAGTGTAATGAATCCTGATGGTACATTTAAAGCTACAGGAACTGCGGGAGCTCAACAGTCAGAGGCTTTAAATAATGCATTTAATGCCATGAAGAGCCTTGTCAAAACTTCCGTTGGCGGTGCATCTGTTAATTCGCATGGTAGTTCAGGTGGTGGAACTTCAGGTGGTGGAGGTGGAGGCAGTTCATCCACTGCAAAGACTGCATTCGATAAACTCTCCGATTATGCATCTAAATTCTTCGATTGGATTGAAGTTCGCCTGGATAGACTTCAGAAGAAGATTGACTCCAATATATCTAAAGCGGAATCAAAACTAAATGATAAGCGATACTCTTCTGCTACAGCTAATTATATGTCTGCTGTGGGTAATACATACACAAAGATGTATACAGAGCAGAAAGGTAGAGATAAGTATCTTAATACGGCAAATAATTATCTCAACAAAGCAATCAGTCTTGGTGCAATAAACAAGAAACTTGCCAAAGAGATTAAGACTCGTGTTGCGGATGGTTCAATCAATATTTCAAGATACAGCTCTGATATTCAGACAGTTATTTCTACATATAAAGATTGGATCGACAAAGCAAAAGACTGCACAACTGCTATGCAGACACTTCATGACTCTCTCAGAACATACGCTGAAGATCTCAAAAAGGTATCTGATGCACAGAGAGATGCTACAGTGTCTATCGCCGAGACAAAGCAGACTATTGCCACAGCTGGTGTACAGAACACGGCTACAGCCAAGAACTCATCACTTGGATATAGCAATTCTGTCCTAAATACAAAGAACAGTGCATATTATACGGCTGCCAAGTCAGCGAACAGCAATGTCAATAAATTTGCTAAGAGTGCTACTTCTGCCTTAAATAAGGGCAAGATTAAGAAGAATACAAAGTACAATGCTACACTTAATTCTATCAAGGGTTACATTAAGAAACGTGTTGCTATTCCAGATTCATTACTTGCTATTGTTGCAAAGAAGAACTCTACTCTTTATAACAGACTGTACATGTATAATCTCAGCATTGAGAACCTTCAGACTACTAGAGAAGAATACACTACAGCATTTGCTGCAAATAATGCTGAAAAGTACAACAATATAGCAGATAAGTACAAAAATCTTGATGATGCTACAAATGATGCTATGGACTTTAATAGTACCAAGTCATCCAATGCAGTTTCGGCAAAGGATAAGAATAGCTATCTCGACAAGCAGAAGTCGGGATATGGTACTATTGTTACTCATGACAAAAATGAGCAAGACGCATATGATAAGGCTAGAAAATCAGCTAGAAGTAGTATGTCCAAGTCTGCTAAGGGCACAAGCTATAACAGTTTGTCTACAAAGAATCGTGCAACTGTAAACAAATATGTTAATGACGCAAGATCTTCGGCAAAAAACGGTAAGATTATAGCGGCTTCTACTATTGCTAAGTTATCAGAGTATTATAAGAAGGGTTATATTACTAGAACTTTCCTTGATTCTTGTATTAACTATAATAATGCTCTTGAATCATATAATCAGGCTAAGGCACAAGCTGAGATAGATAAGCAGACACAGATTGCTCAGAGAGCAGAAATTGCGTCTCAAAAGTTCTCTAATATTGCTACTGAGTACGATAATAAACGCCATCAGTATGACCAGACTGCAACTGAGCTGAATAATAATATGTCTATACTTGAGGAACGTGGTAATGGTGCTTCTGCTACTTGGTACAATAAATTAGTAAAGAATGAAGAGTCAAGTAGAAGTAATTTGATTCAGAAACGCACAGATCTCGTCAAGGAATTAAATAATGCAGTTAAGAATGGTGATGTTGCCTATAAGAGCGAAAAATGGTACGAAATGAGATCACAGATAGACGATGTAACCAATTCCATTGACGAAGCAACTAAATCGCTTGCTGAATATAATAATCAAATTATGCAAGTACATTGGGATAGAATTGATGAACAGGCGAATAAGGTTCAGAACCTGATAGATGAGAATAACTTCATTATTGATGAATTATCTCGTAGAGATTTGACTTCTGATGATACTGGTGGATTAACCTCTGAGGGTAATGCTGTCGCTGGACTTCACATATCCAACTACGAAGCATATAAGAAAAATGCGGAAACGTATTATGCCGAGATTGAGAGTATCAACAAGAAGTTGGCTAATGATCCATACAATCAGAAGCTAATTGACCAGAAAGAGAAATTGGTCAAGTCTTATCAGGACTGTGTGAAGGGTGCTGAAGACGAAAAGTTTAGCGTAATCTCACTTATAGAGAATGGCTATACTGCTCTACAGAATAAGATCAAGAATTTAGTATCGGATTATGAAGATCTTCTTGACAGTCAAAAAAATGCTTATGACTACAGTAATAATATTGCTGATAAGACAAAGACCATTGCTAATCTTCATAAGCAGTTAGAGGCTGTATCAGGAGATGTATCTGAAGAAACTAGAGCAAAGGTGCAAGAATGGAGTGTTTCCCTCAAAGATGCCGAAAAGGATCTCAAAGACACACAGTATGATAAGCTTATATCTTCAACGAAGGATATGCTCTCTGATTTCCAGACTGATTTGGATGACAGTATTCAGGATGTAATCAAGAATCTGGACGATAATTTCAGCCAGCTTATAGAAAGCATTGATAGTCACTGGAACAATGAGACAATCACAAGTTTCATGGAAAAGATACAGTATGTCGCAACTGATTCATTCAACAATGTATCTGCTGATGGAAAAATATCTGAGAGCACTGGTAATGTTGTAAGTGGTATTCAGAGTTTTATGAAGGAAGCTTGGGCTAAATATGATCGTGACGCTAAAACTACACAGCAGGACAAGATAGATGAAGCGACAAAAGAAGAAGTTAAGAATAATATTCTGAATAATTCTAATAGCGGTTCATCTTCTGGATCTTCTACAGATGTGAAAATTGATGCCAATAAATTAATTAGTCGAATTGATAATCCAACCAATAAGATTTCTCCTGCATACAATAATACCACAACCAATACAAATAGCACAGCTCCTGTCGGTAAAGTATTATCAACTTCACAGAAAAAGTGGGTTAATGACTTTTTGAAGAAGAACATTGTTGTTGCGAAACAGGATGTTAGCAAGTATGGTAATCTGAATAAGGTACTCTACCGTAATTGGGGTAAGAAGATTCTTCCTACATCTAAGTGGACGGAGTTAGCTAAGAAGATTGGATTTAGTAACTTCTCATCTACTACAAATTCTGCTTTTTATCAGACACTTCACAGATCAGGTATTAAGGGATTCAAGAAGGGTTCTGACGGTATTCCTTATGACATGATCGCTAACTTGGGTGAAAATGGTACAGAGTTACAGTATGATGTGTCTAAAGGTGTTCTGAAGTCTGTTGGGCAAGGTGATATGATATTCACTGCTGAACAGGCTAAAACTCTGATGGAATTTGCCCAAAATCCTATGGCATATAAGAATATGTATACTGGTACAGCGTTTAGTATGCCGAGTGTGCCTGTAAATAACAAGATGGATAATGATGTGAATATCTCTATTGGTGATATTAAGCTTGAGGGTGTTCAAGATCCAAAACAGCTTGCTAATGGAATAAAAGATATCATAAAAAACAATACAGGTGGAGTTCGTAGTATGATTAAGGAAGATACCATTGGTAGTCTCAGTAAGGGATATAACTCTCAGAGTGTGAAGAGATGGTAATGGAATAAATAATACATAGTAAAGATCAGGAAGATTTTATATCTGCCTGGTCTTTTCTTATGTTTCAAATAAATATAGGGGTAAAAAAATATATGACAAATGAAAAAAATTTAAAAATGCCATTTTGGCTAAAACTTAATATGACAATTAAAGAGGCAGCAGCATATTCAAATATAGGAATTAACAGAATTGAAGAGTTATTAAAACAACCGAAGTGCAATTTTGTACTTTATGTAGGAAATAAAAAATTGGTAAAGAGAAAAGAGTTTGAGCAGTATATATCAAAGAGCATTGAATTATAA